TTCAATTACTAATGCGAACTGAGAATAAAATATTCTTAGACTTTAATCCAGATGATGAACAAATATGGATTAACCAGGAACTTGAAATAAAAAGAGCTGCAGAGGTTAATGATGTTGAGGTGATAGTAAGTAACTACAAAAATAATACGTTTCTACCTAAATCACTAATTAAAGAAATAGAGTACTTAAAAGAAACAGACAAAGAATTTTGGAAGATATACGGTCTAGGAGAGTACGGAAATATAAGCGGTCTAGTATATGAAAATGTCAAATATGTAGATAGTATGCCAGATTGTAAGCTAGTTGCTTATGGTTTAGACTTTGGTTATAGTATTGATCCATCTGCTTGCGTTGCTGTATATCGTAAAGATGATGAGCTATATTTAAAAGAAATCATCTACGAAAGAGAATTAACTAACCAGGACCTAGCAGAAAGACTAAGACCTATTATAGGTAGAGATGAGGTTATTTGTGATAGTGCAGAGCCTAAGAGTATAGAAGAAATATATAGACTAGGTTTAAACGCAAAGCCAGCTACAAAAGGTAGAGATAGTATTCTTAATGGAATAGATATCTTAAAACGCTTTAAAATAAATGTAGTAAGTAGTAGTAACTTAAGAAGAGAGTTTAGGACTTACAAATGGGCTACTGACAAAAACGGTAATAGCTTACAAAAACCAATAGGACAAGATCACTTACTGGATGCTTTGCGATACGTAGCTTTAATACATTTAAAACAAAATAATAAAGGATGGTATTCAATAAGATAAAACTATATAAAGGAGATTGCTTAAAAGTAATGCAAACAATACAAGACAAAAGTATTGATGCTATTATAACAGACCCACCTTACGGAACTACTGCTTGTAAGTGGGATAGTGTTATTGACTTTAATTTAATGTGGAAACAACTAAACAGAATTATTAAAGATAATGGAGCTATAGTTTTATTTGGCTCTGAGCCTTTTAGTAGTGCTTTGAGAATGTCAAATATAAAAAACTATAAATATGACTGGATATGGAAAAAAGATAGACCAAGTGGACATCTTAATTCTAAAAAACAACCTTTGAGAAATGTGGAAAATATATCTGTATTTTATAAAAAACAATGCACCTACAATCCTATAATGACAATAGGTAAAAAATCTAATTCAATAGGTAAAGCAATTAATGATGTAACTTGCAAAAACAATAATTTATATGGAAATTTTAAAAGAGTCAATAGAGAGGGCAATGAGAAATATCCAAGACAAGTATTAAAATATAATAGACCACATCCACCCATCCATCCAACGCAAAAACCAGTAGCATTAATGCAATACTTAATAAAGACTTATACTAATGAAAATGAAACGGTTTTAGATTTTACTATGGGTATCGGAACTACTGGCGTAGCAGCAAAGAACTTAAATAGAAATTTTATTGGAATAGAGCAAGATGAGGGATATTTTGAAATTGCAAAAAAAAGAATTAAAGAAGTAGAATATAAATTGTTTTAATTAGTATATTTGAGTAGGTTATTTTAGGATATTTAATTTAACCAAAAAATAAGAACTAGGAGGATGTAGTCGGCAAAAGAGCGTTGCATCCTTTTTTTATTTACAGATATAAAAAGACCAAATGCTGAGCAAATGGTTAGCAAATGCTGAGCAAATGGGGTTATATAAGATAAGATAAGAAAAGATAAGACAATAAAAGAAAAGATAAAATAAGATAAAAAAGCAACAGAATTAAAATAAAGACATCTAAGCTATTATTAAATACTAATGTATATGAATATACTAAAAAAGTATTTGAGTGTCTTAAAACTCATCTAAATAGTGTTTAAATACATATTGAGTTAATTTATTTAGTTAGTGTTTAGTTGATTAGTATTTAACTAAAAAATAATTTAGGTGGTTTTTGTCATAATTCAAAAATTTGTTATATATAGAAATATGAATGTTACAATACCAACAAAGTGGAAAGATATTACTGTAGGTAATTACATTAACCTAAGACCAGTTTTAAATTCAGAACTAACACCAATACAACGAGTAATTAATATACTAGCTATATTAACTGGAGAAAAGAAAGAAGTAATTAAAAACATTAGTTTAGATCAGTACAAAGAGATTAAGAAAAAGATGAGTTTCTTAGATACTGAACTCCCTAAAGAACTTAAACACAAAAGATTTAAGATAGGTGGTCATTGGTATATCTTTGAATTAAAAGCACAAAATTTATTATTTGGTGAGTATATAAACATAATGGAGATAATAGAAAAAGCTAGGGATAATGAAGAGGTTATTTTTGATAATTTACACACTATACTAACCACTGTATGTAGACCAGTTAAAAGAAAGTTTTTTGTTTGGCGTAAAATAAAAGTGGATGCTAAAATAATTAGAGAAACATCTAAAAACTTTTTTGACAATATGCCAATGACTATAGCTTATCCTATTAGTGTTTTTTTTTACACTCACTTGGACGGCTTAACAAAGGCTATAAAAACTTGTTTAATGGAGGAAGTGGAAAGGATAAAGAAAGAACTGACACTAGAAATGAGTTCACTAAAAGATGGGGATGGTGGGCTACCTTAGATAGTCTAACAAATAGCAGGATAGATAAGTGGGATGAGGTATTGAATTATAATGTAATTAAAGCACTAAATATAGTAGCTTATTATAATGATAAACAAAAAATGGAGATGCAAATACATAGGGAGCAAATGCAGAAAACTAAAAGAAGATGAGTAATCAATTAGACATATTTGGATTCGATGTTAATCAACTAGAAGAGGTTAAAATAAATAACCCTAGTACACTATCTGAGGTGTTTAATAATATTGCTGCTGAAATGGTTTTTTGTTTAAAACAATCAGTACAAAAAGAAAACTTAACTTTTAAAGGTAATTTACTAGAGTCAATTAAAATGCCTGTTAAGATGTTTGGATTTAGATTAACAGCTACTTTATTTTTAGCTGACTATTACGACTTTGTTAATAAAGGTGTCAAAGGTATTGGAGGAAAAAGAAAAAGTGGGAGGTTAAAAGGTCAAGGATGGGAAATTAAAGCTCCCAACAGTCCGTATAGTTTTAAAAAAGGTCCCAGGGTAAGCCACATAAAACAATGGGCCAGAAGTAAAGGATTGAATGAATATGCCGTTAGAACATCAATAGCACATAAAGGAATTAAACCTAGATTCTTTTTTGACAACTGTATGAAAGAAACTTTTTTTGGTGAAACATTTGACAGATTTAAGTCAGATATTAGAGTAGTATCTGGTGACAGAGTAGCAAAAGGATTAAAAGAAATATTAGAAAAATGAGTTTAGAAATAAAATATTTGCCGCAAGATTATAGAAGTGTATATAATCCAGTTGAAATAGTAATGTTTGAGACTGATGCAACTACTAGAGGTTACACTGGATTTGCCTATTTAATAGATGTTAAAATAGGTTTAACTACGATAGGTAGATTAAGAGTACCACCTACTACTAATGGTTTTGGGCGTTTCGATTTATCTGGTATTATGAAATCGTATATTTCAAGTGATTTAGGGTTGTTAAATGGAACTAACATAGACTCTGTATTTGACAATACTAATAGCCATACAAACTTTACTTTGCAATTTGGATGGGTGCATTATAATACAGGCTCAGCTACTACTAGCATACCTCAAACAGTTACACTACCAGATACTAGCACAACCTCAACACAAAACTTAATTGTATTTAACGGTTCCTTACCTAACTATAGAAGAGATGTTGTAAACTTCTATGACTGGCAGTCTACTGATTTTTATTTAAAATATATTCCAAATATATCAACTCATAAATTCTTAACTAATCAGCCTAGAGGTTCTGCTGGTAGTTCTAACAATTTAGAAGTTCAATATACAGACGAGGGTTATATATACATACTAATGGATAACGTTACTAATTTTGATGCTATAAACTTAAAGACATTTAGGTCAAACGGTAACTTAATAGATGATTTAGATATAACAGTTCCAACTTTAACAAATGCTAAGCACGTTAGAATACCTTACGCACCAACAACATTAAACTCTATAAACACAACTTATTTAACAGTTAGTCAGCCAATAGTTTCAACATCTGCTTCTTACTACTCAATTCAACTAAAAAAAGCTAGTATATTAAAGACTGAGCAAATGTTTTTTAATATAGTTAGTGAGTGTCGTTATGAAACTAGAAGACTGGAATTTTTAAATAGTCTAGGTGGTTTTGATTATTATAATTTTACTAAACTATCTAAACACTCAGAAGAAATAGAAAGAAAGTTTTTTAAGACTAATCCTAATGATTTATCTGAAACTGGTGTTATTGATTACTCAATATCAAATAGACAAAAGGTTCAGTATTATACCTCATCTAAAAATAAAATGAAGTTAAACTCTGACTTTATGACTGTGGATACTTATAACTGGTTATTAGAACTAATAGAAAGCCCTGAAATATATCTATTAGATAACTATACAACACCTTCAGGAACTACAGAAATAAGGCGTATACCAGTGCAAAACATAGAGGGTAATTGGGAGG